AGGGTAAACACGAGCACGTTACCGATGGCGAAGTAACTGAAACTTACGATACCCAGAAGCAAGCAACTGCGGCTGTCAATCTGGCTAAAGCACAGGATAAAAACGATCCTGTAAAAGTTGCTAAGTTCCAAGCTGAGCTTGATAAAGCACTTGCATCTACGGGTCGAGGCCGACCAGCTAAAGCTGTGTCAGAAGATGGCGCTGTTGATTTAGACCAAGAAACTAAAGTAGAGCTTAACGCTTTAGAGTCGGCGCTTGAGGCGTACAACTCACCCGGTAGTAGAGACAAAATCCAAGGTGCAGCAGAATATATTAATGACGCTGCCAATGATAAAACTGCGCCCGAAGCAGTGCGTAAACGTGCCAAGCAGATGCTTGAGGACGACGTTGATCCAAAGGACATCCCCAAAAAGCTACGTTCTGCCGCAGGTAGAGTAGATAAGCCCGACACAGGATTTAACAATTTAACCACCGGCTCACAGGCAATTGCGCAAATCATTAAGACTGGCAATTTGTTCCAACGTTTTGTTGCGCAGCGCATCCGCAACTTTATGGTTGGTGTTAAGTTTGTGGTTGTTGAAAAGGGTGATGCAACCCCGGCCAATATTCTTGAAGAGCTAAAAGAAGCGCGTGGACTTTTTGTTTATACGCCGGGCCAGAAAGAACGTACTGTATACGTGCGTGGTAGTAGCTTCGGAGACCTACAAGGCATAAATAACATAACAGTGCTACACGAATTGTTGCACGCAGCTACAGCTAGTCGTATTCAAGCAGGTCTACTAAAAGGTTTTAGAAACGCCAGTCTTCAGAAGTTCATCCGTGAGATGGGCGACATAATGAAGCGTGCCGAGCAAGAGTACAAAGACTTGGCGTATCTTGATATGGTTGACGAAGACGTTAACGATATTGTCAGTAGAACTTACGACCCCAAAACAGACAGCTACGACATATTTAAGAACCCCTACGAGTTCTTGGCTTACGGCATGTCTAGCCCCGAGTTCCAAAAGTTCTTGATGCGCGTAAAGGGCACGCGCAAAGAGCCGACCCTGTTCTCTACATTTGTTAATAGCATTCGTGACTTGTTTGGTATCAAGCAAGGTGATGCTACTGCGTTCTCTGATCTGGTCGACATTACTGACAAGATGCTTGGCACACGGCTTACAGCAATTGAAATGAAAAGAACTTCGCTCCAACAAAAGGGCAAGTTCACTCCTCCCGAGTTCAACGAAGAAGCCGACAGTAAAGTGCAGCGTTCTGCGCTTCAGCTTGCCAGAGACGTAAAGATCGCAAAAGAAAAAGTGCGCTTGTCTAATGAGGGCGACGCGGCTAAGAATGTTGAGCTAATGCAGTTGGCACGTGACCCCAAAGCGGTACGCCAAATCTTGGCTAACGTAACTAGCGACCTAGGATATACAAGACTAGAAGCTACTGTGCGCCTTCCCACGTTTGATTTCTTGGCTAAGTGGGCCGCTGATGCGGGTATACCTGCGCTAAACAAAGCTAACACTCAACTGCAGCGTATGTTGGGTATGTCTCAGCAATTCTTGGTTGGCGCTGAACGAGTTATTGATTCTATGAATCGCGGGTTCAAAGAAGACCCTAAGCTTAGCCGCAAGCAGTTTGCAGATTTTGTGTACGGCACTACGTTAGCAGAGGTAGACCCGTCTGATACCAACACCCGTATACGTAGCAAGCAACTTGATGCCGACTACAAAGCACTCGGCTCTGTTGGTCAACGCATGTACAAGCAGTTGCGGGATTACTATGAGTCAATCATTGAGTTGTACTCCGACATATTAGATGAGCAAATAGGCAACATGCAGGGCATGTCCCCCGAGGAAAAGAAAAACTTGATGGCTGTCTTGCGTAAGACGTTTGAAGCCGAGTCACGGATTAGGCCTTTCTTCCCGTTGGTGCGCCGTGGTGATTTCTTCTTAGCTATTGGTTCTGGTGACAACCGTCAATTTTATTTGTTTGAGACCCGCGCAGAGCGCAACGAAGCGGCTAAACAAATGGCGGCAGAGCGAGGTAAATCCCTAGCTGAGCTAGTAGCCGATAAAGAGTTTGTGCAAGGTAATGACTTGAAAGAGTTACGCGCCGCATCACAGGACGCTAGCACAATGCTCAAGGAAGTTTTTGCGGCAATTGATGCCAAAGACATGGGCTCGCCCGAAGCTAAAGAAGGTTTAAAAGATGCGGTTTACCAAATCTATCTGACCACAATGCCTGAGCAATCTTTCCGTAGGCAGTTTACCCATCGTAAGGGTCGGGCTGGTTTTAGCACAGACTTACAGCAAAACATTGCAACTACTGCTTCTAAGCAATCCATTCAGTTGGCACGCCTAAAGTATGCGCCACAACTTCGCCTTGCATTATCAGAGGCGCGTGACTCAATTGGGGAACGTGAAGAGTTGTCTCCGTTTGTGCAAGAAGCTGAGAAGCGTGTCAACATGGCGCTATCTGGCGCTCACGGTTCACTAAGTGAATCCGTTGCTGGTATAGCAAACAAAGCGTCTTACTTCTGGTACCTGTCTTCTGCTGCGTCGGCTTTGATTCAGCCTTCTAGCGTATTCATTTCCGGCTTACCTGTGCTTGGTGGTAACTACAACAACGTTACCGGTGCGGCTACTGAACTTGCAAAGATGGCTACGTTAGTCAATCAGTACAGCGTGTTCCGCCCTAACCCAGACGGCACAACCTCTATCTCTGCGCCAAGTATTGCAAATAATAAAACCCTCCCTGCTGATGAGCGCAAAGCAATTAGTGAGATGACGTCACGCGGTGTATCTGAGTCAACCTATGCCTCCTTGGTGTGGGGCTACAAGAGCATGTCCACCGAGCAGTTTGAAGGTGTCGTAGGTAAAGGTAAGCGTCTTGCAAACTTGATGGTCGGCGCTTTGATGCACAACACTGAGCGCTTAAGTCGTGAGGCCGTCTACCTCGCTGCGTATAGATTAGGTAAGAAGCAAGGGCTTGACTACGACACTGCTGTCCAGAAAGCTGTTGACTCTACTAACGAAGCACTTGGTAACTACGACATTACAAACCGTCCACGGTTTATGCAACAGGGTATTGGTAAGATTGCGTTCCAGTTTAAGACGTATCCATTGCAGATGTCTTTGCTGATGCTAACTAACTTTAAGAAGATGCTCCCCTTCCTTAATAAAGAAGGCAAAAAAGAAGCAGCCACTAAGTTGTTCGGCATGATGGGCACTTCTTTCCTCCTTGCGGGTGCGGCAAACATGGCCCTAATCAATCCTATTATGGGACTCGCTGGGTGGGCTTGGGGTCAATTAGAGCTTGATGAAGATTGGCCTGAAGAACTTAAAGACATTGACTTTAAAACTTGGTTCTTTGAAGTATTCCTTCCTGAGAACTTAGGTGACGTCAAGCTTGGTGGTGTACCCGTAAGCGACCTAATTGCTCGTGGCCCGTTAAATGCAATCACTGGAGAAGATATTGCTTCGCGTGTTGGACTAGCCGATCTATGGGGCCGAGATAGTAAAGAGACTAAGACTTCTAGGGAAAGCGCAATTGCTTTTATGCTAGACCACTTTGGTGGCCCAACCGCAAGTCTGTTACTTGGTTTTGCCGACGCCTACGATGCCTACGCAATGGGTGACTATCAGAAGATGATGGAGCGCATGCTTCCCGCTGTAGTCCGTAATCTTGTGGTTGCTAACAAATACGCAGATGAAGGCATGAAGACCGGTCGTGGTGTTGAGCTAGTCGGTAAAGACGATGTAAAGACGGGTGAAATAATTGGTCAAGCCATTGGCTTCCGTCCTGACATCCTTGCGGCTACTCAAGGGCCAGCGTTTAAATATTCTGGTATCGAACAAAAAATTAATAACCAACGCAACTTGTTGTTGAACAGACTTGATTTTGAACGCCGTAAAGAAACTGATGCAGGGGACGATAAGTTCCAAGACATCATTGAAAACGAAGTGGCCAAGTTTAATAAGAAGTACCCAGCGTTTGGGCTTGATGCCGATGCAATCTATGATTCACTTCTTGCAAGAGCTGAACAACGTGCAAGTTCTCGCGCCGGTGTAGCTATTACAGAAAAAAATGTTTCAATTATTGGGGAACCTGCAGATAAATTGCGAGACCGCTTAGATCGCCGAGCCGAAGAGATGGCGGCTAAACGTAAGGCCGAAAAAAATCCCCAGTGATTAGCTGGGGATAAGAGGAGAGTGGAAAACTCAACCAAGGACTTCATGACAGTGGTTTCAGTGTAGCCTAAACTCGCCACACCCGCAAACCTTTTATGCCCTCTTCTATAACTACTTTCGTAACAGTAGCCATCTTTAGCCGTTTACTTATTGCCGCAATTGTTTCCCGGGCGGCTTTCTCGTCAATGCAAGGTACAAAGAAAGAATAACCGCGCCGGAATTTAGACCAGTCAATCTGATACGTCACCGTCTCGATTTTCATCTTTAGCTACAAAGGCATCCATCTGTAAGAACTCGGCGGCAGATGCGTCAAACTTCAACACCCGTACTGCGGGAGATACAACCTTCATGCCCTTGGACATTCGTTTGTTCACACCCTCTAAATAGATTTTGGCGTTACCCAATTCTTTCAAGGTGGTCTTGTAGTTGATTTGCTGTTTCACGCAAAAATCTTTAAATTGTTTGGCCGCAATGAAGAGTTCTTTGGTATCTGGCTCGTAGCGTATGAGTAGCTCTCCACGGGGCTCGAGCATGGGCATGGACTGCAGGTTACTACGAGCATCGACCTCACCGTTTACAACTAAAGCATTAATAATGTGGGCGTTAACAAACTCACCAAGGATTGTTACGGGTGTTGAGTTTGGTGCTTGAATCTCAAACCGCATCTCCCCAAGCATGCCCTTGAGCCATTCGTATACCGCCTTCATGTCGTAGTTGTGCAGTTCCAACTGAGACGCAATCAAACCACCAGCTATGTTGCACGCAGAAACAGCTGACCAAAAACGCTCCTTCTGATTGAACTGAACTTCCTTATCAAGCCTAGCCTGAATCTTGCGCATCAAAGCTATTGCTTCTTCCAAGTTATTGACAAGCCACTGGATGTAGATTTCGCCCGCATGCCCAAAGTTCTCGCGCAGTTGGTGGTCAAACATCTGTTTACCCTCTTGCACATCAATGATGCTGTTGGGTTCAATCTTGTACTCAAGCAGACGCATGGACTCACCATCGGGCGTACTCTTTGCCACACCTAGCTTTTCATAGAAGCTGGCGTTTGCCGAGCATAAAGTCATGCCCTGCCAGCTAGTATTGTTAATACGCAACGTGTTAGTCTGCCCGTTCATTTTGTTTTTGCCCCGGCCTTGGCTGATGCTGTACGCCAAGTCAGAGAACTCCATGCCACTAAGGTTGGTAATCTCGTCAATGGTATTGGGCAAGTTGTTCATTACGCCGAGCTGGTGCATCTTTGCGTTCATCGTATCCTTGTACATAGAGGTCAACCCTTTGGGTTCACCATACACACTGTTGCACATAAACAATGCTGTCGACTTCCCCGAACCAGACTCAGGGTGAATCACGTTAATGATCGCGCCTTCAAGACCTGTAAATTTCAACAGTGGTGAGCCGAATGCCGTGAGTGCGGCAAACGCATGGGGTTCAAGCCCCGGCCTAGCGTACATATTGAACGCTTCTTTCCACTTCTCCATCGAGCCTTTGGTAACTAACTTTCCGGCAATATCTTTTGTAACGCTTGACGGTGGGCTGTAAAACACTCCGTCTTTTGTAATCTCCCGATCGCCAAGGATGAACTTGCTGTTCCCCTCGACCCAACCAAACTGAGTTCTCATGGTCTCTGCCTTTTTAATGTATTGCAAATTTTTAATAAAGAAAACAACATACCTTGCAAGCAATTCGTACTGTGACTTGTGGGCTACAACTCCGTTGTGTGCCAACTGTTTGCGCAACTCATCAGGTGAAGAGATACCCATCGTGGGGATACTGAACTCTCTGACACCATCGTGCGGTAAGTGCAAACGAAACAAAGCTATCTCGCCAAGCTCAGGGTCACGCATGCGTTTGACCACGTACAAGTCATGCTCGTACACAAGTTTTGGCTCGGCTTCGTCATCTTCGCTCTCAGGGCGAATGTAGACACCACCCTTCTTCCCACGAAAGAATGGAAATGGGTACTCTGGTATATGTTGTATCTCAACCTCACCGTCTGAATCTTCGACGGCATATTCGTTATCTTCTGCTTCGGCTTGTTCAATCTCAACACCGAGCATGATGGGCGATTTAATTTTGCCTCTATGGATGCAACCCTCACAACCTTGCGGATTGAGTTTTGCAAATGTCGCGCAGTGATGTGGGCCACCTTTACTACGTAGGTTGTTAACTTTGTTGTCAACTTCTACGGCATCGTAGCTCTCATGCTTGTTCGACAGTTTATGTGCGGCCTTGTCTCCATCTACGCAAAAAGCTGCAATAGAAAGAGCGGAGCGCCACAGTGGTTCTTCAATGTCGTTTTGGTTTTCAAAGCAGTGATTAAGTTGGGCGCACCCACCTTCACCCTTCATCATGATCGTCTTAAACCGCTTGACCTTGTTACCCATGAGTGCTTCCATCATCGGGCTCATTGAGCGCGGAATGAAATCGGGTACATCGTCCTTTGGTTCAGGCGCACCAAGCAAGTCTTTAACTTCTTGGTATGTCATGCGAGGCGTCAGTTCATTTAGTACTGTTACCTCTTTGGGCTCTTCCTGCTTGAAATTAAATGTGCCGGGGATGCGCAGGATACGTGAAGCCTCAAATACTGAGGAGTCCACAATCAACCCTTGCTCAACGCACAACTCACGAAGCCGATTGGCTAGTGGCTCCCACTCTCGGCGAGACACTGTTTCTTCTAGTAGCCAGTACGCATGTATGCCGTAACCAGAACTTACTAGTATTGGTCTTGGTAAGCCGACCGCAATGCAGAACTTCTTGAACTCATCGAGTCCGGTTTGCTGATCGAGATAGCCTTTGATAATGCCTTTTTTATCGGGTACACCTTTGGTTGGGCCACAGTCAATGTCCATCCACAGAGCACGGAAGTATTTAGCATTTTCATGGGTGCGGTTATCTAACGAACCATACTTGGCGCATCCAAAGAATACGTCAATCTTTCGTGAAACAAATCGCTGCGCTAGCTCTTCAACCTCTTCCTTAGTATCTACAAAATTCTGGTCAGGATACTTACCAATCCCCATCACACAGTAGCGCCCTTCCGGTGGCAGTACTGTGTTAAGTAGATCAAAGTGGGACATTTTTTTCTTTTGCTTTTCTTTGGGCTTTTTTGTAGGTTCTCATCCATCCAATAATCCGAACACCGTTTTCTCTTGAGGGGTGGGTATCTTTGGTCAGCCAGTTGTAAATCGTCATTCGACTTACCCCTAGAGCTTCTGATACTTCGGCGACCGGAATATTGTTACGGAGTATGAACTTTCCTAAAGCCACATCCAACGACTTAGAATTATCGTTTTTAATGAAGTCAACTAAGCGTTGGCTGTAACCATAGGACATATTTACTCCTCGTCGCTCCAAGCCTTCACCACAGAGTCAAGGTCTTTCTTAACTGTGGGTTTAGGTTCAGCTTTCTTTTCACGCTTAGTCGGCTCTTCAATCGGAGACTCAACTTTAGGCGCGGCGGCTTTAGGGGCTGGTGCTTCTAACTTAGCTTGCTTGCCCGCCATATCAGCTTGGTATGGTGTCATAACGACCATCTTCAGCACGTCAGGCTTCTTAGCTACTTCGCTAGTCACAGCGTACTGCGCTTTGTTAATGTAGCCAGTCGGCGTGAACAACACAGATTGGTTGTCGTTCTCTTCGTTGAAGCTGATCTGCGTAACAACGTAGTCCAAGCTCTTGCCGTTGTTGGACAAGTACTTAGAGTAGTTTTCAAAGGTGTGAGTGTTTTCACCCGCGCCTTCACCGAACAATGACTTAGAAGCCAAGTTCATTTGATAGACTTCGCCTTCAAGTGAAGTACCGAAATCCTCTTTCAACACCATAGCAATACGGCGTGAGTACCGGCAAGACTTAGAGTTGCCCATGCCTGAACCTTTGATGTTCTGTTGGCAGTTGTCGCAACGCTCAGACTGTGGGTTCTCTGCACCGGCATCAGGTGTGCGTCCGTCGTTAGAGAAGCAGTCGGGCGCAGTTGGCTCAGCATCGGGACTCCATGCTTTTGCATAGAAGATACGACCCACAGCAGGGGATGCGTTAACGATGATGACGTCTAGGCTACCCTTGACCTTCCCCATCTCTTCACCACCAACCGTCTTACGGAAGATTCCGTTTTTGGGCACAATGCGCTTAACGCCAGTCTTACCGGCGAGTTGTTTTGTAAGTGCGCTGACACCTGCTGATTGCAGGAAGTCGGGCAAGTCTTCGTTGATGATTGTGAGATTACTCATTTCATTTTTCCTTTGAACGTCTAACTACCACGGAATAAGAATTCTCCACATTGAGACCAAGTGGTAGAACTTCGGGATTCTCAGATAAAAACTCCTTCATGTTTGTTTGATGAAGTCTCTTCTCTAACAGGCCAAATGCACCGTGCTCCTCTATGAAGTCGTACATTGAATCCCAATCATTCGTCCAGTACCGTGACTTTACCGAGCGAATAATTGTGCCGTGTGGGGTGCGAATGCTATCAGCATTCATGTCTTTGCATACATCGAGCATCTGTGCTTCTAACACTTCCATCTGCTCTTTGAGATCGTTGTCTTCAGCTTCGAACATGCGTTTGTTGTCGGCACGTTTGTCTCTGATCTTGATATAGATTGTGGTCAGCTTGTCCAAATCTAAGGGGGTAACTCTATCCTTGACTTCTTCGTCCATCTAATTCTCCTAATGGTTAAGTGTGTGACAGTAGCAGTTCACATGAAGCAGTGTTTCGTCCTAACAACAATGGAGCGCATGTATCGGCGCTAACCCGATACCCACCACTGCCACACAAATACAAGTGTACTCTAACTTTTTACATTGTCAAGAGTTTCCGAAGAAATTTCTTGCTTGTACAGATCAATTACTTTTTGGTGGTTGTTTATGTTGCCCTGAAGCATCGTGTACATCTTGGCCTC